AATGCGTTGCAACACCGATTGTTCTATATATTATCCAAAATTTGCTTTTGTGTTACTTGTGTTACGCTTTGAATGTTTTGTGTTATCTTTGTGTTGAAATTAGCAAAAATAATTATGATTCAGAAAGTTGGTGAGTTTGCAAAACGTCTTGGTGTAAAACCTCAAAACATAAACACTTGGGGCAAAAGAGGGAAGCTGTTTATACAAAACGGAATGATTGACGATGAAAATGAAACAAACGTTTTTTTTCTTTCTCAGCGTAAAATCACACAATCAGAAGATGGAACAGTTACAAGCGAACCAATATTAAAAGAAAGCACAAATAATACCGAAAAAGAAGTAAACGAGTACGCAAGTCTATCTCAGGCTAAGCTTAAAAAAGCCATTGAAGATGCTAAATTTGCAAAATTAAGGAATGAAAAGATAAGTGGAAAGTTAGTTTCTACCGATGTGGTTGGTAGATTTACTCAGGAGGTAATCATGAGATATAAATCTGCATTCGTTCAACAAACAGACCAACTACTAAGGGATACGTTAAATTCATTAGGCGTTGAAAACTCTGTACTTACTTCTGCGCTTTCAAGACTTACCGATATAGCCAATGAAGCAAGCAGCCGAGCCGTAATGGAAGCTAAATTTGCAGTAGAAAATAGCATATCTGATTCATTATCTTTGATTAAGTAATATGACTCAACTCGATGAACTTGCAGAACTATTCGACTCCCAAATAACCACTGAACTTCCATCTGAGTGGGCTGCAAAGTATAGGGTTTTAACGTCAGAAGTTACAGCTTTCCCCGGTAGAGCTTCATTAGATCGTTTCCCATATTGGAAAGAGCCGCTTAACAGACTTTCCCCCGATGACCCAACCCGAATAATTACTATCATGGGCGGTGCTCAAATTGGAAAATCAACTAACTTTATAGAGTCAGGAATAGGTTACATTATAAAGAATCATCCCGGAAATATCATTTTAACCGCAGCGGATGAAACTTTGGTTAAAACCGCTATGTCAAAAAAGATAGACCAAATGTTAGCCAACTCTGGGCTTCGCTATCTTATCCGACCAAATACAATCAAAAAAAAGAATCTTAAGACTGGAGATACCGACACCTTAAAAGAGTTCCCCGGTGGATCATTAATGGCTCAGTCTATAAAGGCGGTTGATAAAGTTAAACAAAACTCCTTCCAGTATGGTTTCTTTGATGACTTCGAAGCTGCCACACGTTCAGAAAAACAAGCTGGTGATATTGCATCTCTTTTAATGATGCGTTTTAACTCTTTCAAAGATAAGATGAAAATATGTTTCATCTCAACCCCAGAGATAAAACAAACGTCTGTTATTGAGCCAGCATTCTATCAGGGAGACCAAAGATACTATTTTATGCCATGTCCTTGCTGTGGCGCTTATATTCGTTATGAGTGGTACGCTAAGATAGAAGGTGAAGAAAAGATTCATGCAGGGGTTGTATTTGAAAAAGATTCAAATAATAACTTGATTGAAAACTCGGTTGGTTACGTTTGCCCAGAATGTAAAGAATTTTTCACCGAAAAACACAAAAGGGAAATGCTTAACAATGGTATTTGGAAACCTACAGGAACTCCTTCACGCCCAGACTGGAAAAGCTATCACATATCAGGGTTATACTCTCCACCCGGATTCTTCGACTGGACACACCACGCACGCCAATGGTTAAAGATATTTCCACAAGGCGGGCAGGTACGAGAAAGAGAGCTTCAAGTTTTTAATAATCTTGTTCTTGGTTTAACTTACGAAGAGCGAAAGAAAGAAATTAACTCCTCTTTAATATCTCGAAATTTAAGGGATTACGAAATATGTACTATACCTACTAATATCTCTGTAACCGATGGAAATGGTAAAATAATACTTCTTACTTGTGCATGTGATTTGAACGGTACAGAAGACGACGCTCGTATTGACTACGAGGTTTTAGCGCACTCAATGAACGGAAGTACTTATTCTATCGATGCCGGAAGTATCGGTTCTTTTCAGCGTGGTATTTCAAAAGAACAAAGAGAAATTAAAAGCTACACTCACGGTTCAGAGAATTCAGTTTGGACAGACCTAACTAAGATAATCAAAAAAGAGTACATAACACAAGATGGTGAGATTCTAAGAATAGCTATTGCCGGTATTGATACAGGTTATTTCACACAAATAGCTTATCAGTACATTGATTTAGAAATTACGGGTATTAATCTTGTCGGATTAAAAGGTGATAGTGAAGAAAAAAAGAGAAACGTCTCAGCAGATACGCCTTGTTTTAAGGAATCACGGGAACGTGTAGGGCTTTATTTGGTACAATCAAACCAAATAAAAGACACATTATCCGAATTTATGAAGTTAAAATATTCAAAAGGGTATAATCAACCTGCTGGATTTATGAATTATCCTAGTCCATCAGATGGAAAGTATGATTACAGATACTTCGAGCAATACGAAGGAGAACAAAGAAAACCAATCGTTTCGGCTACTGGCATAGAAATAGCCTACATGTGGGAAAAGAAAACCCAACAGTCAAAAAATCACTTTTGGGACTGTTTCGATAAGCATACTGAGGTAATGACAGAAAATGGGTGGATGTTATTTAAAGACTTATCAGAAAATTGTAAATTAGGGACTGTAAATTTAGATACAAGTAGTATTGAATTTCAAACTCCAAGCTGTCTTATAAGCAAACAATATACCGGAAATATGATTTCTATTCAAGGGAATAAAACAAGCATTGTTGTTACTCCTACGCATAGGATGGTGGCTCATAGGAAATATAGTGGTAAGATGTCACAAACTCCCGAAATCGTATTGGCGAAAGACTTAAAAATAACAGATAATCTATTAATGACCGGAGAAATAAATCGAGCAGGAAATGAGTTTTATGTTATTCCTGAATTAAAAAATAAATTTGGGAATTTAATTGCAGATGAAAAGAGAATCCCATCTAAAATATGGGCTGCGTTTTTAGGGTTGTATATTTCAGAGGGCAGTCGCTCTAAAAATTACCAAGAAAAAAGAGGTAGTTTTTCTCATAGAGTGCAAATAAATCAGAACAAAGGGCAGAAATATGATAAAATGAAAATGATAATCGAACAATTACCATTTAATTTTAATGAGTGTAAATCTAAAGGAGAGCACGAAAATTACAATTTTGTGATAACTCAAAAGCAGTTATATTTAGAACTTGAAAATTGCGGCAGCACTTGCTATACAAAAAAAGTTCCTAGCTGGTTAAAAATTCAAAGTAAGGAAGTCATTGAAGAATTTTTGAAATATGCAGTATTAGGAGACGGATATGTCAATAAAAAAGATGGACATACTAAATATTATACAACAAGCAAACAATTAGCAGATGATATGCAATATCTTGCTGTATTAGTAGGATTTCAAACTACTATGAGAAGCTTTATTCCTCCCAAGTGTAATATAAACAGATTGACTGAAAATATGGTTATGCAGCATCATATTTCATTTAATAAAAGAAAAGTAGCGGGACTAAGAAAAAATAACGATACAAAAAGTGCATCCCTTATTAATGAGATGCACTATGATGATATGGTTTACTGCGCTACTGTTCCAAATGGAACTTTAATATTAAGACGAGATAATAAAACTTTTGTAGCTGGCAATTGTCGGGTTTACAATATGGCTTTGCGCGATATTTTTGTTAAGACAGTTTCAAAATCAATCGGAAAAACTATTACTTGGTTGGAATTTTGCGAACTGATACAATGAACTATTCAATTTTTATCTGCCTCATCATTTCACCCTTTTTCTCATAATGCTCTATCATTATTTTACACTGATGTGTATGATTTAATTCGCAATTATAATGAATATCGTCCCAATGGTCTTTTTTATTTATTGTACATGTAGGGCATGGATTATTTTTTTTGTGCCATTCTTCGATAGGCTTATAAGCAATACTCCATTTTTGATTGTAACTATCACGTTTATCCCATTCTGTAGTTAGATAGTTTCTGTTTTCTTCGTCACGTACATATTTTATTGGAATACTCCACCAATCACTTTTAAATGATGCATTGTGTTCTTTCATGTAACTCAGAATCTCATAAATCTGAAACATGAAATCTTCACAGCTAACTTCATGATAATAATCTCCCTCTTTATTTTCGGCAGAAATATCATATCCTAGAAATCCTTCGTCACCTCTATATGTTTCGATTTTTATATTTCTATCGTAACCATACGAGCAAAGTAAAATTTTAAATACATCTTGGTTTGTCATTTTATTTTTTTTCAATTACTTCAATAAAATACTGTTTACCTCCGTTTTTCACAATATGATTGCTGGGAAGTTGGTTATTCTTTATCATCCGAAGTATTGTATCGGTTGATTTTACTACACCACAAATCGGGAAAGCCTGCGCATACTCTTTTACGGTATAATTCATAGAGCAGTATTAGTTTAATGAACGGTCATGTTCATATTTGTCCTGCTTTCCAAAATACACACACTTTTTGTCTTTCCTGAATTTGCCAAAACACATGACTCTAAACAAATGTTTTTCGGTACACTTTTTGGCTAATAAGCAGATTGTACACGGTCTTACACTCTCGTTAGTAACTAATTTACACTGAATTTTTACACCGTCAAATGTGGTCTTTTCGTCTACTGCAATGAATTTTTCTTCTTTCATAAATTTACGTTTTGCGTTTTATGTTGCAAATGTATAAATTTATTTTTATATGACAATGCAAAAAGTAATATATTTGTCGAAAATAATTTTATGTTCTACGATAACCCTGCTGCGTATATAGGTGCTGCTCCCGATGTGGAAGCGAGGATTAATAGATTAACGGCTGTTATCGAGGCTTTAGAAATGTGCTCATTGAATGCTGCAAGCAATGGTGAGATTTCAGGGTATCAGTTTAATGATGGTCAAAGTCAGATAAATACAACTTACACCTCAATTACTGAGATAACAAAATCAATCATCATGTATGAAGCTATTCGAGAAAGATTAATCAATAGAGCAACAGGACGAGCAACTATTTTAAGGGACGCAAATACATTAGTTAAGAGATATTGGTAATGGGAGTAAAGAGTTATTTTGCAAAAAAAGCTGAAGGTAAGGCTGAAAAGGTTGCCACCGCACTTTTTAAGCAGATGGGATTCCCTTATTATAATAATAATGCTCCCATTATCATATCTGAGCCGTATAACGGGGAAAAGAATGCTGGTGAGCTGGGCGCGATTAAAAACTACATACCAGACTTTCAGAGTCTAGCAGGACGTAGTTGGCAAGCATACACAGAGAGTGAAATAGCACAGTTGATTATACACAACTTCTTATTGTGGACAATCGGGACGGGTTTAAAATTTAAGTCTGAACCAGAAAAAGAAGTTTTAGCAAATACAGGGTTAAATTATAATGATTTCATCCGAGTAACCGAAAGTAGATTTAATTTACATTTAGATAGCAAACGAGCTACTAACACACGACATAAAACATTTCACCAATTAGCTTACGAAGCAAAGAAACAGGCTATTGTTGGCGGTGATTGTTTGATAATTTTAGATTACGGAAGACCAGAAGATAAAAATAAGACTGTTTCGGCTCGTGTTATTGATGGATATTATATTAAAACACCACTCGCAGACACTAACCCAGAAACAGGGAATTTTATTTCTAATGGTGTAGAGATAAATAAATATGGTGAGCCAGTCGCTTATCATGTACTTTTAGATACAATGCAGTACGAGCGAGTACCTGCATATACACAAACGGGAACTTTACAGGCTTTTTTAGTCTTTGGATTAGAATACAGAGTTGATACTTACAGAGGAATGCCTTTGTTGTCCGCTGTACTCGAAACAATGAAGAAGCTAGACAGATATAAAGAGGCTACTGTCGGAAGTGCTGAGGAACGGGCTAAAATACCTTGGTTTGTTGAACATCAGAATTTTTCTACAGGTGAAGACCCATTGCAGAAGTTAAAGGTTGCTGCTGGACATGGATTAGACCCCGGAACTGAGAAGTTAACTAATAATTTGCTTCAACAGACTGCATCTAATATAAAGTACACGACAGGAAAAACCACTCTTAATATGCCTATAGGGGCAACTTTAAAGAGTTTAGATTCTAAAAACGACCTTTATTTTAACGAGTTCTACAATACTAACTTTGAAATTCTTTGCGCTTGTATCGGAATACCGCCAGAAGTAGCTTTAAATAAGTACACAAGTTCGTTTTCTTCGAGCCGTGGAGCAAATAAGAACTGGGAGCATAAAATTTTATTTGAGCGCGATAAAATTGACATTGAAATTTACCAACCAATGTACAACTACTGGTTGGAAATTGAAATTTACACCGGAAAGATAAAAGCACCCGGTTATTTGGTTGCTAAAAATACGGATGATTATATGCTTATAGAAGCGTACCAAAGAGCAAGATTTATAGGAGCTAAAATGCCATTCATCGATCCTCTTAAGGAAGTTCAAGCCGCAAGGGCTAAATTGGGAGACCAAACAACACCTTTAGCAACTTATGAGCAAGTAACAGAAGAGTTGAACGGTGGAGACTGGACAACAAATATAGATCAGTCTGCTTTAGAACGTAAAAAAGCGACAGATTTAGGATTTATATCTCCAGTTCCAACGGAAACAGTTTCAGAAACAGCAACAGTATAATGAACGAAATTCTTTTATATACAGCTATTACGGCAGAGACAGCCGCAAATTTTATCCAAAACCTTAACTGGATAGGAGAAGATCAGGTTTATTCGGCTCGTTTATATTGCCCCGGAGGAGACGTACAAGCCGCTTGGGGCATGTGGGCAAAAATGAATGAACTTAAGGTTAAAGGGTGTCATTCTATTGGGAAAGTTGATGGCATGGCAGCAAGCATGGGGGGTTATATCCTTTGTGCCTTCGATGAGAGAGAGGCTTTATCTGTTTCGTCAATTATGATTCACAGAGCCGAAATGGTAGAGGACGAAGAAAATCCTCTTACACCCGAAGATCTAGCTCAATTAGCGAAAATAAATTCAGATTTAAAAGCTCGTTTAACTGCTATTGTCGATGATAAAAAATTACTAGCATTAAAAGGTATTTCCATCGATGATTTATTTAGTAAAAAAGAAAGAATTAACTGCTGGTTGACAGCTCAGGAGGCTGAGCAAATTGGCTTAGTTACAAAGATAATTCCTATCGATGGAGAAAATTCAAACACAATTGCCAAAGCAGTTGCATCTTTATACAAAGCCCCGGCGGCTACAGCCGTGAACACAAATAATAAAAAAATGACAAAGGACGAATTTAAAGAAAAAAATCCTGAGGCTGCAAAAGAAATGTGCAAAGAGGCTGTAGAGGCTTACAAGGCAGAGCTAAAAGAAAAAGCTAAGGCAGCAAAGGCAAAAGCAGAAGACCCTGACGAAGATGGGGACGATGATTCTGACCCTGTAACAGACACCGACCACGATGGCGGTGGTAAAAATGCTAAAAAAGCAAAAGCACAAGCCGGATTAATTGCTTTGGCAGTAGAACAAGTGCTTGCTGGAATGGGAATTGAAAAAATTGCATCTGCAAAAATTTCTCAAACTGCTGTTTTTACCGCAAAAGAAACCGAAGCCGAAGCAAGTAAAAAAACTGCTCAGGAAGAAGAATTGTCTTTGACTAAACAGTTAATTGAAGCCACTAAAAAAGGTGACTCAAAAGCAATTGCTGAAATTCAATCAAAACTTTATAAATAATGAGCATCATCAACACGGTGACTAATACTGGAAGCCAGTTAACCACCAATTATGATTTAACCAAGATTTTTCTTGGTGCAAACCGATATAGAACCGGGTCTTTCAAAAATACAACTGGATCAACTTTGGTAGTTCCTGCCGGAACTCTTCTTGCAAAAGTACAAGCTATTGCAGTTGACACCGCTAATGTAGTTGGTTATCTTAGATTATTTGATTCTACAAATACAGAAGGTGGTAAGGTTGCCGTTGGTATTTTGAATCAAGATCTTTCTATCGCTTCCGGAGCTACTGTTACTAACGTGAATTATTGCGTTGCAGGCGATTTTGATAATTCAAAATTAATCTTTCAAGGTTCTGACACTTTGGACACCGTTGTAGCTGGTAAGGCTATTCGTGAGATTATAACTGCCGAAACTACATTGATAGGCATAAGTTCAACACAAATGTCGGGTTACGACAATCAATAAAATCATATGATACCTATACAACAAGCTAGACAGCTTTTAACACAGTCATTCCTAGGTGCTTGGCGTGAAAGTTTACCGGTTACTAACTTCTTTCGTTCTTTCTTTCAGGACAAAGTGAGTTCGACTCAATTCGTAAGTATTGAAGTAATGCGTGGTACTCGTAGAATTGCGAGCGACATCATGAGAGGTAACGAGGGAGAAAAAAACAAATTTGGTCTTTCGACTTCAAAAGTTTTCCTACCTCCTTACTATGCTGAGAATTTCAATAACACTTCTTTGGCTCTTTATGACCAAATCGCAGGATTTCAAGGAACTGAAATTGAACCACAGATGCTCGCTAATGCTGTAGCCGAAATTACAGAGAACTACGGAGAATTGAAAAATAAAATTGAACGTGCTTACGAATTGCAAGCCGCTTCTGTTTTTCAAACTGGTACTGTAACAACTAATACGCTTGATACAATCGATTACAAATCAAAATCAAGCCATATCGCTACTTTGACAAATAAGTGGGATACAAGTACAACTATCTTAAAGGACATACAAGCTCAACTCGACCAATTAAAAATTGATGGTGCGGCTTCTGTTGAATTCAATATGGTTTGTGGTGGTGCTGCTTTACAGGCTTTGATTAGTTCGGCTGAATATTCTAAAAACTTTAGTTTATTCCAACGTTATATTACTGAATATAACTTACCACGTATTCAAGCAACTACCGGAGCAGTATTTATTAACCGCATTCCAATTGGACCGTATATCGTAAATGTTTGGTCATATAATGAAACATATACCGATGTTAGTGGAACTGCTCAGTATTACCTTAACCCTAAAAAAGTGGTAATTGTTGCAGAAAGCTTCAAAGGATTCATGAGTTTTGCCGCTGTTCCTCGTGTTATGAGTGATAGTGGTATTCTTCAAAATACTCAGTTTGCTCAAACGATGGACTCAGGAGCTTACATCTTGAACAACTACATTAAACCGGAAGTTTCTGCACATGTATTTGAAATCAAATCGGCTGGGCTTACCGTTCCGTTGACAATTGACCATTTCAGTTGCTTAACCGTTCTATCGTAATGTATAAAATTGAGCACCAAATTGTAACAGGCATCAAGGGTGCTTGTTACAAAATGGGCGAAATTGTAGACGAAAGTGTTTTTTTAGCTGAGTCAATCGAAAAGTTACTCGAAATAAAAGCAATATCGCTCATTAAGAAAGAAAAGAAAAAAGATGGGGAAGATT